AAGATCGGAGGCGAGCTGTGAAATTTAACAATATGTCGACATCGGAACTTTGTTCAGATTGGATCGAGTGCAAAGCCACTGAGAAAGCGGCGACCGACCACCGCCGCGAAATCGAGGACGAACTGACGCGGCGCTTGGAGATCGCCGAGACGCTCGACGGAACGCAGCGGCCTGAGGTCGACGGTTACGCCGTCAAGGTCACTGGCCGCATAGACCGCAAGGTCGATGCCGAGAAGGTGCAAGAACTGGCTGCGGAGCACGACCTGACGGATGAGCTGTCGCGGCTTTTCCGCTGGAAGCCAGAAATCAACATGAACTTTTGGAAGTCGTATCCCGAAACGACGACCAGACTTCTTTCCCCGGCGATCACGGCCAAGCCAGGCCGTCCGTCTTATACCATCGAAGCTAAGGAGCAATAAAAATGGCGCGTCTTGATATGGCAATTGACCTCAACGATCTCCCAGTGCGGGAGTCGTCCTACGACCCGGTGCCGCCGGGCTGGTATACCGCAACGATTCAGGAAGCCGACGCTCGTCCGACCAAGGACGGTACTGGGCAGTACATCAAGATCCGCTGGCGGATCGACGGCCCGGCGCACGAAGGGCGGGTTGTGTTCGGTAACCTCAACGTCCGAAACAAGAGCGTCAAGGCTGAGGAAATCGGCCGCCAGCAGATGGGCGAAGTCCTGCGCGCGGTAGGGCTGCAGCGCCTCGAGGACACCGACCAGCTGGTGGGTGCAACTCTCATGATCAAGCTGGACATCCGCCCGGCGAATGACCAGTACGCGGCGCAGAACGAGATCCGCGGCTACAAGCCCAGCGACAACGCCCCGCCGGTCGCGGCCAATACGCCAAGCTCGGCTAAAAAGTCGCCGCCGTGGGCTGCGAAGCGATAGCCGCTACCGGGCACAGGCTAGCCGTTGCACAGCAGCGGCTAGGCTCTACCAAGCAAAAGCTAGCCGTTGCACTGCAGCGGCTAAGGAGTCGACCTTGGCTAAGATCCTCCCACCTCTACACACCATCGAAAGCATGATCGACCAGGTCATGGTCGAAAACTCTGACAACGAACCCCGCGAACACTTGGGCTGCAGCCAAATCGGCCACGCCTGCGAGCGCTGGTTGTGGCTGTCTTTCCGCTGGGCAGTACGGCCGAGCTTTTCGGGTCGCACGCTCAGGATATTTCGGCGTGGGAATCGAGAAGAGCGAATCATCGCGAGTGACCTTGAAAGCATCGGCATCGACATTCGAAACACCGGCGCATCACAGAAGCGCATCTCTTTCAGCCCGCACGTAGGCGGGTCCGTTGACGGCATCATCGAGCGCGGCGTGCCTGGGGCTGAAAGCAAGCGGCATATCGCCGAGTTCAAAACCACCAACGCCAAGAATTTCTCGAAGCTGGAAAAAGAGGGCGTGCAGAAGGCGCAGCCGATGCACTACGCCCAGATTCAGCTTTACATGCTGGGAACCGGCATAGACCGGGCGCTATACGTGGCGGTCTGCAAAGACGACGATCGCTACTACACCGAGCGCGTGTCGCTTGATCAGGAGGCGGCGGAGGCGTTGCGCGATAAAGCTTTGCGAATCGTCGCATCGGAGACGATGCCCGCGCCCATCAGCACCGACCCGAGCTGGTATCAGTGCCGCTTCTGCGACGCGCACGAATTTTGCCACACGACCAAACTCACGAAAGAGGTTAATTGCCGCACCTGCGCGCATAGTGCCCCACAAGAACAGTGGCACTGCAACAGGTGGGAGGACGACATCCCTGTCGGTCACCAGAGAAAAGGCTGCGACAGCCACGTGCTGCACCCAGACCTGGTGCCGTGGCAATTCCGCCAGAGCGACGACGAGTTCGACGCGCTCTACGTCATTGACGGAGTTCCGGTGATGAATGGCCCGAACGGCTACGCGTCAACGGAGCTGGTTGCGAATGCGTCTGCATGCGCGGTGGGTCTTGGGAAAGAGTTTCGGGAGGAGATGGGCGGGAGGGTTGTAGGATGAACACTTCGCACAATTTTGTTGTGGTCTCACAACATCCGGACCTTCTGAAATACATTGATATGTTGCAAAAAAAGAACGCAGAGGCGCTCAGTTTTTACCCAATGTCGGTGTTTGAAAGAGAAGCTCAAAAAGGCCGTTTATTTCTTGGGCTGTTGAACAACCAACCGTGCGGTTACCTGTACGCAGGCGCACAAAATCACAAAGATGTAAAGCTGCATCAAGTTTGCATTCAGTATGACGCGCGGCGCCGATTATACGGAGCGATGATTGCCGCAGTTATGGAGGAATACGCTATAGAGGGCAAAGCCACAACCATCACTCTGCGTTGTGGGTTTGACTTAGACGCAAACCAATTTTGGTCTGCTTTGGGATATGTCTGCATTGCACATCAGACAGGCGGGGTCAGGCGCATGCGAACAATCAACATTTGGCGAAAATGGTTGCGGCCAGAATTATTCGAGACTCTTGCGATAGAACCTGCAATTGGAAAAACAGATGCCTCACTGTGGAGGAAACACAAACAAACAGGGATCGTTTCGCAGTTTGTTCGCGGAAAAAAAATGGATCAGTACAGAGCAACGCTTGTGTCATCTGAAAACCCCACGGATTTGCCGTGATGCTTCGTGATTACCAACACAAAGCCATCACCCAGCTGTACGACTGGTTCGAGCGCAATCCAACCGGCAACCCGTGTTTGGTCCTCCCAACCGGGTCTGGCAAAAGTCACATCATCGCGCACCTCTGCCACGATATGCTGACCACCTGGCCGGAGACGCGGGTGCTGATGCTGACGCACCAGAAGGAGCTGATCGAGCAGAACTCCGAGAAGCTGTTAGCCGTCTGGCCGGACGCGCCGCTCGGCATCTATTCGGCCAGTGTTGGGCGCAAGGATCTGGACCAGATTACGTTTGCGGGCATTCAGTCGGTGAGGCGTCAGGCTAGGACGATCGGGCACGTTGATATCGTCATGATTGACGAGTGTCATCTGGTTAGCCACCACGACACTGGAAGCTACCGAAAGCTTCTGGCGGAGCTGAAGGAGATCAATCCGGCTCTGCGCGTTGTTGGTCTTACGGCAACTCCTTACCGTCTTGGCCACGGGGCGATCACTGACGAACCGGCGATCTTTTCCGCTCTGATCGAGCCTACCAGCGTGCTGGATCTGGTGCAGGCGAACTATCTGTCACCGCTCCGCTCCAAGCTGACCAACTACAAGTACGAGCTGGACGGGCTACACAAGCGCGGCGGTGACTACATCGAGAAAGAGCTGGCCGAGCGCATCAATACGGATGGGCAGAACGTGGAGGTGGTCGACGAGATCATCAACCGTGGCCGCGACAGACGCACCTGGTTGGTGTTCTGCTCCGGCGTTGAGCATGCGTATGCTGTAGCCGATCGATTACGAAATCGCGGTATCAGCGCCGAGACGATAACCGGCGAGACGCCGAAGGCAACGCGCGAGTCATTACTAAGCGACTTCCGCGCTGGACGCCTGCGCGCTCTGACGAATGCGAATTGTCTCACCACTGGCGTCGACGTGCCGGGCATCGACCTGATTGCACTGCTGCGCCCCACCGCCTCGCCCGGGTTGTACGTGCAGATGGTTGGTCGCGGCATGCGCCTGGCTGAATGCAAGTCCGACTGCCTCGTACTCGACTTCGCGGGTGCCGTAAAAGCCCACGGCCCGATAACAGACGTTCGGCCGCCGGGCAAGGCTGGTCAAGGCGAAGCGCCGCTGAAGGCATGCCCCGAGTGCAACGAACTGCTTCACTTGTCGGTAATGCACTGCATTGCCTGCGGCTATGAGTTTCCACCACCGCCCAAGCCAAAGCCGAAACTGCACGACGACGACATCATGCGCATCGCGCCTTTTCAGATGCGCGTCACCGACTGGCGCTGGGACAAGCATATATCTCGCACTAGTGGCCTAGAGATGCTGCGCATCAGCTATTACTCTGGCCTGACTAATGACCCTGTGCGTGAGTACATGCCCGTTCGGCATGAGGGATACGCCGGACGCAAAGCGGTCGAGACAGTGGCTATACTTGCTCGCTCGGCAGGCGCTGACGTGTTCGAGATCGACGACCTGACCGAGCTGGCGCAGGTGCTGTCGCGATCGACACCGCCAGCCATTGTCGAGTACAAGCGGGACGGCAAATTCCACAAGGTAGTGCGAAGAATATGGAACGTTACACCGACCTCGAACGCGGCGTGATCAGCTGGGCGATTGACAGGGAGATCATCCCGAACAGCACGCCAATGGCGCAGGGAATCAAAACGCTGGAGGAAGTGACGGAGCTGTTATCCGCCACGCAGCGAAATTTTCGAGGCGAGATGCAGGACGCCTACGGAGACATTTTAGTGACCCTGATCGTTGGCTCACGCCTGGCTGGTTTTGAGCTGCTGGATTGTCTCGAGCACGCCTACAACGTAATCAAAGACCGAAAAGGAACGCTGCGGTCGGATGGAGTGTTTGTCAAAGATGCCTAGACCAGAAACCCCAGAAATCGTGCTCGCTTGGCGCGACCGGCCAAAGCCGCCACGATGCTGCCATACTTGCGATAATTTTTCGGAGGATGGTATATGCATCGAATTCGACGCCGAGCCGCCGGAGCTGTTCGCGCGGCAACCAGGCGCATGTCCGGCGTGGGTGATAGCGCCCCCATTTTAAGCGAACACTACGAACAGGCGACGTTCGTCGCCTGGTTCAGACAGACCTATCCCTCCGTCCGCATCTTCGCCATACCCAATGGCGGTTCTCGCTCCCGCACGCAAGGCGCAAAGCTGAAGCTCGAAGGCGTAACGCCGGGCGTGCCGGATCTTTTCATACCCGCTTGGATGCTGTGGATTGAGATGAAGCGATCCGTCGGCGGACGCCTATCCGCAGAGCAGAAAGACTGGATCACCTACTTGCAAAGCGTGGGTCATTGTGCGATCGTGTGCGCAGGGTGCAGTGACGCACAGCAAAAGGTGAGAAGTTACATTGAAAAAGGATCGGTATCTAACAGTTCGCCTGCCACCAGCGGTTGAGGCTGAGCTGCGCAAAGTCGCAGAAGCGCAGACGCGAACGCTGGCTGGTCAGATTTTGTTCTACATCCAAGAGGGGCTTCGTCGTGAAAAGGAATGATTTACTAGCATGCGTTTGCTGGTTTTTTATGATGTACGGCCTCGGCTACTTGGCACTGGTGACCGCGCCATGAAGGAGAAATGGTGGATCGTTGACGATGGTATTGAGATGACCATCGTATCCAGCGGCGTAGAGCCATTGCACGCGCGGCGTGGACCGTTTGAGTTCTACCTCGAAGCCGAGGAATGGGCGGATCGCTGGGAGCGAAAGCAGCGCTCTCGAGAAGATACGGCCTATCTGGTCATGCTCGGATGGGCGCTGTTTGCCGTGATCGGCTTTTTCTGGTGGGTTTTCACGTGATGTACTTTAAGCGGATAAAGCCTGAAAAGCTGAAGCGCCCCTCCACGACCAAGTTTCCGGGCGTGCCTAAATTTATGGAGTTGTTGCGCGAGCACAAGCCAGACCGCATTGCCGAGATGCTGAACGTAACGCCGCACACGGTGACCAAATGGGTCAAGATCCACGAGCTTGGCCACCTGCTGCCTGCGGCCAGCGGGTTCCACGCTGGATACCACAACCACCTCGCCTACAAATGGGCGAAGATTCGATTAAGTAAGGCGGAGGGCATCAACGGATGGTTCCGGCGGATAAATATCTAAACCGTCG